CACCTGCTTTGCAGGCAAGCCAGATATTGAGCCATAAATCACGAATTGCCTGCTGAGTTCCAGCCTGAACACCGCAATTCCAGATTGGTTGGGTTTTAATTTTTTGCCAGAGCATGGGATAACTTCCTTGCATATTATCTGCTCCCCATGGTTCATCCTCGTACCGTAAACTTTCACAACTGGCAACGATTTCATTCATGCCGATATTTTTTTCCAACCATTCGGATGGATTTGTTTGAAATACAACATCTTTAACATCTGTGGAAATCACATATCGGTATTTGTTTTCAGGCAGTTGATCAAGAAAATACCATAAATGGTAAAACCTTTGTACCACAATAATTAAATCATGCGGCCAAAAATACATATTACGCTGTGCGTCTTTATTAAATGCCCAGACTTTGAAATTTAAATCAATTAGCCTTTGCACAGTATCATAGTCACTGTTGTAAACTATCATGGCTTTATCGCCTGAAAATCCACATCTATCAATACTATTTGCCCAGTATTTTATTTTATCCCAGGAATAATTGGTGTAGGCACCAATAATTAAGTCAGTAGGAGAATTCATAATAGAATTATTCTACTATTTTTTTTATAAAATTAGCAATTTATATCAAGATTTTGAGCCACACCAAGTTCACACATTTTGGCAAGAATACGTTTTCCATGAGGAGAAGTTAATAAACTTGAAAGAAATAATTTTGTTCGTTCTTCATCTTTGACGGATTGTACCTTGGCAGCATTATCTTTGACTATCTTTTGGTCTCGTTTCATCCATTTTGGATTATCAAAAAAAGTAAATGCTTTAAACCAACGAAGAATTATGTATGCATCTTGTTCGATCTTTTGTTCAACTCCTGGACAGAATTTTATTCGTTGGTCTCGAATATCTTGTAACCCATCTTGGTAATCATACAGGTTTCCATCCATATCCACACTCATGCTGTTAACTGTTAGATCTCTATTTCGACTATCTTCTTGCCAACCACGAGTTCTAACTATGGATACTTCATTATTTTTTAATTTTAGTTTATATGAAATACTAGTAACATCCACCTTATTGTTGCCGAATACTGCTTTAATAGTGCCATGTTTTATACCATATGCATCATATTGGACACTTTCCAGGTCAAATATAAAAATCAACTCTGCTGGATCAGCATCAGTTGCAAAATCGATATCACGGGGAACTTTTCCCAGGACAAAATCTCTCACTGCTCCGCCAACAACTCTGAGATCAAATCCATATTTTCGGATAATTGTTATCACCTTTTTCACATCAGGTGTGAAAACTTGACTGAATTTATCCATGTCAATTGAATTTTCTATTTCAAAAAGGTTCTTCATAATGCCAGTGTCCAGTAACCAGGTGTATATTTGTTTTGGACTACTGGCTCCCAGTAGCCATTACTAAACTTATATAGTCTGTTTGATGTCAGATTTAAAACTACCTGTGGAGTTGTAGATTGAGAACTAAATGAAACTACCCATTGAGTGCCATCAAATGTAATAATATCATTTGTTGTATCAACATCGTAAAAATTTACCAGAGAATATGTTGAATTAGAGACAGTGATATTACTAGACAGAGGTGTATTTTCGTTTACAATTTCAACTTGTGTTCCTGTGTTTGACAAAACTATGCTACCATCGGGAATACCAGGAGTTTGACTTGTAATGTATTGTCCAGGTTTAATTTGGTCATTATACCCACTTAAAGTTAGATATGTTGTATCAACTTGCCAAATTGCTAACTGATTGGCAACAGGAGTTAATAACGGATTGACAACAGTTCCCCAAGACTGGCTGGTAATAGAAATATTTTCTGTCAGCAAATAACTTTGCCCTTCTATCGGTGCAGGCAAGTTGATATTTGGGCCACTTGTTTCAGGATTAACGATTGCATTTATTGGTGGTAAAGTTGTATTGGGTAAACTTTGCGGGTCAATAGTCCATTGTAAAATATTTTGATTTATAGGATCATAATCTATCCAACCGACTAAATCTGTATTTGTTTGTTCTATGTCATCAACGGTCTTCAATCTAATTTGACTGGCATTTACCCCATATTGACTGTAAGATTTAACCGTGCCGTAATACTGTAACAGTCTCCACCAAGCAAGATTGCCTCCTGGATAAGTTGCAGAGGTCAACCCCAAAGATGCAAGGCTATTGGGTACTAAATCAACAAAAGTTAAATCACCGCCACTAGTTTCTATAAACTGTAAAGATGTATTATTATATATTATACAGTTTAGTTGTGTTCCACCAAGAAACGAACGAATATCTGCAATTGCATCATTTAACTCTGTGTGTGTTATTGTAATTGTGATGTTGTTCAACAGGAATGACATTCCCAGAAAGAATTGTGGATTTGCTGCTGCAAAAACAACAGTTGGTCTATTTTCTCTATCTTTCGGACTGCCGTCAGACCCACAAAGACTTAATAGATATGTATTTGCATTGAGATTTGAAATGCGAATTTGTGCATTATCGGGAGTGGTGATAGTGCGTGCTAAAAATTCATACTCTGTCCATTGCATGTCTGCAGGTGATTTATTTCCTTGCACTATATTAGTTATAATTTCTTCAATTAACACCTGTTTTCTTACTTTAGCAGGTGGATTTATAAAAATAGGCAGTTTGAATTGCAGTGTGGCAACATCTATGGGATTATCAGTTCCTATTGGAATTGAACGAGAACTCCATGTAATATTTTCCATTAATTCAATATACGTCAACACAGTCCAATCTATTGGGTTATTTGATGTTTGAATATTGATAGTTGGATTAAATAAAACTAATATCTGTTCCAATAGTTGTTCTTTAATATCTTCATTGTTGGTCCAGATATCAACCTGCATGGTAATATCATAGGGTACAGGCATAAACATATCAACACTATATCTATTGCCGATCTGATTGGTATATTTTTGTAATTGCTCATCATATAGACGTTCATTTACTTGAACTGTTTTACTAAAATATGGATCTTGCCTTCGTTGCGGAGCCATAGCAAGACTTGAGATAAAACAGGTGATAAACGGTACAGTAAGGGATTTATTTTCTGAGTTGCCACGAACGATGGTTGCTGCAATGCGTGATGGATCTCCATATCTACAGGGAACTTTGAGTAATTCTTCTGTATTGTTGGGTCCACCACGTCCTGTTTTAACGGAAAATCCGCCAAATGCACGAATGAACTGCAGACGATAATTACGAAGTTGTTCAGAATACCAATATTGCATTTATAGAAAACCTTATATTGGTATATTTACTCTGGATTATCCTTGAAGAACTGTAAGACAGTGACGATATCGAGCCTCTCTATCGGCCAGCCCTATTGTTCCACCATTAATTCTTTTTGTTATTGTCTCTGTGTCACCGATATCTGCCAAGGAATTTAAATTTCTGCTGTTCCAATACCAGCAAGCACTTCTAACAGCACCATCCATTTCACAAAGAAGGTCTGGATTTTCTAGCAACCGGTCATCGCCATACAATGCCATCGAACAATGAGTGTAGTTTTCTTTGCCTGTTATTTGCACTAATCCACGCCCATGAAATTTCCATCCATCGCCGGTTATTTCAGGTCCATTTCCCATTCTATTACCATATACTCTGTTGGCAATTTTTTCAGGTTGGCGTTGATATTCCAGAGCCATATCATCGGTTGGAAAATATTTTCCAAATGTAACTCGTAATCCTTTGGCTCCATAGTTCAGATTTTCTTGAAGTTCACGTAGGTCACCACTTTCATGTCCCATCTGGGCTAGCCACGCAGCAACACGAGGTATGCTTTTTATATCATAGTCGGGTAGATTATCACAAATTGGTTCATACCAATCTGCTGCTGACTGGTTGGCTATGCAACGAGATAGATGGTCTGGTGTAAAATTAAAATCAAAACTCATAAATGTTCTCCCTTATAAGATGTCCGGATCAAGTTTTGGTTTAACGGCTGTTCTTAAATTCTGTTGTTCCGGCAGTACAGTTCCGTTGGACAGGGTGGTGATATTTTTATTATTTATGAAACTTACAAGTGTGTCATTTGCTGGTAACCATTGATTACGGAAATCAGTTTGTACCCAGGTCCATGTGCCATTTTTAAAATTGAAAAGTTGCGGTGGTGACCAGTCAGTACGCAAAAAATAATCTCCATTTAACGGTGACGGTGGCCAACTTGTTCCCATATTAACAGGTTTGCTACCATTTGGAGGAATACCATCGCCTGTCCAAATATCATTATCACCGATTATAGGGCTTCCTACTGGATTTGGATTTTGGTTAGGTAAAATGTACCAACTTTGTGTTTGAAAATACCAAAAAGGAACCTCTGCTTGTGCAGCAGCATCTATTGCATCACTGATAGCATTTTCGGCATTTCTTGTACTGACAGCATCTCCAAGTGTTGCATATCCACCATTGCCATCTAATGCAGGAACTGGATCGCCGCTGGCATCCAGCAACGGAGCCTGTAAAATATCTCTGAATTCTGTGCTATCTGGCATGGGATTACACTTTATTCTCCACATATGTGGCCACCATGTAGGACTATAACCTTCAGCAGGTCTGGTACCTTCATCAACAACATAGTAACGATTAATAGCCGCATTTGTGCCTAGTATAGCATCATCTCTTACATGCAGTATTTCTATAACATCTCCACTCATAATTTTTCTGCCTAATTGGTCCAGCATTTTATTGAGGTGAAATGTAATAAAAATAGTATCATTACTTAAAAATAAACCAAACTGACGAAGATCAAATTCAGTGTCTGCCAACTGATAATGACCCTTGAGACTATAAACATTTGGATCATATTTTCTATCTCTATTTTCCATATTTAATACGTCTTGAATTGTTGTGGTTGGATCGCCTGTACCAGAGGCACTTATATCAAGTGGCAGTGAACTATTTGTTCCAGGATCCTGTGTATAAGTTCCCATATACTTGTGAATGTAAAATTCTGTGCCACCTATATCATACATTTGTCCGACTATTCTATCAATGAATTTATAATCATTGGTCTTTACGGCTTGACCTTTCCAAAGAGTTAGAGGAGGCATAGATTATCCTGTGTTATTTTTAGATATTTATCTGCTTGTGAAACGATAAATATCTTTATGGCAACACCACTACGACAACAGATAATTGACCAGATTCGTCTCATGATGGGCGGACAAATGGTTGATATTGAACTTGACCCAGAACATTATGAAAATGCTATGACTTTGGCATTTGATAGATATCGTCAGAGGGCAGGTAACAGTTCAGAGGAATCTTACTACTTTCTTCATATTCTTTATGAAACAAACCAATATACCTTGCCTGAAGAAATAGTTCAAGTGCGAGGAATTTACCGCAGAGGCCTTGGTGAAACACAAAGTGGAACATATCTTGACCCATTTTCACTGGCTTATACAAATTTATACTTACTTCAAGCAGGTGCTGGAGGTGGATACTCGGCTGGTCTATTAACTTATGAACTTTTTAACGAGTATCTAAAACAAGCAGGACGCATGTTTGGAGCCTATATCAATTACACTTTTAATCCTGTAACAAAACTATTGACTTTGATACGAAAGCCAACAGGTGGTGAAACAGTTGTGTTGTGGTGTCAAAGAACCAGAGTAGATGACGAGTTACTGCAGGACC